ACATATATTAGAGGACACAACTATGGCTAATGAATCTGCTACTATCTCTACCGGATTACTTGAATCCACACTTTCAACTAATACAAATTTCTTGCAGCCGACAGGTTTTAAGTTATCAATTAGTCGTAAATATATGCCAAACCTAGAGTACTTTGCACAGTCAGTTCAACATCCTGGTGCTTCTATAAATACTGTTGAGGTTCCATACAGACGTATTGGTTCTGTTCCATTTACAGGTGGAACAATGGTATTTGGTGAAGCCTCTGCTATGATCGTGCTTGACGAAAACTTAAGTGCATACACAGAAATGTACAACTGGATTAATAGCTTTGTTGATAGACCAGATGTAAAAGCTTCTGATGGCAATAGTAACTTAGGCCCATCTGTAGCAGACATTACGGTGTCTATATTAACAAGCGCAAATAACGTTGCGAAGAAGCTAATATATAGAGATGCAATACCTACTCTACTAGGTGATATCAACTTTGAAGCTGGAACAGGTGATGTTCAATACATTACATTCCCAATTTCGTTTAGGTTCACTTACTTTGACTTACTTTAAACTTTTAAGGTTATATTATGGATTTAAAAACTATACTCGAAATGTGGTCTGTCGACTCTATAATTGAAGAGACCAGCTTAGATGAAGCATCTAGGCAATCCCCCATTTTACATGCAAAATACCTTGAGCTGCATTCGCTGACTAGACTTCGCCTAAAAAAAGCTGAGCAAAAGCAAAAGATCTTATTAAAAGAGAAGTGGCTATATTACAACGGGAAAATGGATCACTCCGAAATTATTGAAAAAGGTTGGGAACCTGATCCATTTAATGGGCTTAAAATTCTTAAAGGTGAAATGGACTATTATTATGATGCTGATCCTGAGATACAACAAACCGTTGAGACTATAGAATATCTGAAGACCATAATGGATACTCTGAAGGAGGTTATAGATAATGTCAAATGGAGACATCAGACTATAGGTAATATGATTAAGTGGAGAGTATTTCAAAGTGGCGATTAAACCTAATTTACTATTCGAGTTGGATGTGAGAGACATCGAAATCATTGAAAGTGCACTGAGATCAAAGGCCGGACGTAGAGGCTTAGCAATTGCTCAAGGTGAAACTAGTGACAAACTTAAGTCTGAGATGATTGAAATAAATGATCTAATGGGAAGAATACACAATCAGAAAAATTGGTACAGGCCAAAAGGGAAATTTGTGAGTGGCTAATATTACATTATGGAAGAAGAACGAAAGTATAGCTCTTGTTAAATGTGATGATGGAATTGCCCACGAACTAAGTGAGTACTTTTCATTTTTTGTTCCTGGTTACAAATATATGAAGATGTATAAAATTAAAGTGTGGGATGGTAAAATCCGCCTCTTTAATCTACAGACACGTGAGTTACCGGCTGGCCTATATCCGTTTGTTGTTGAATTTTGTAAGCGTAATAACTACACCATAGAAACCGAATCAAATGAATTTGGATCTTTACTAGATACTGATAAAATTAAACCAAAAGATCTTAACGAATTTATAAAGTCTCTTAACCTGCAAAATAACGGACAGGCTATTGAAGTTCGTGACTATCAATTTGATGCTATAGCAAAGGCTTTAGATATCAATCGCTGTGTGTTGTTAAGCCCTACTGGTTCTGGTAAGTCTCTTATCATTTATGTATTGACACAGTATTATCATGCTATGCTTAATGACGATAGATATCCAATGAAGGCATTGATTATTGTTCCTACAACATCTCTTGTAGAACAAATGTATGATGACTTTAAGAACTACGGGTTAGATGTAGAAAAAGAATGTCATAGAATTTATAGTGGAAGAGATAAAGATAATATACAAGCCTCTATCGTTATTTCAACATGGCAGTCTATTTACAAACTAGATGTAGAATGGTATGAACAGTTTGGTATAGTTATTGGAGATGAATGCCACGGATTTAAATCTAAATCTCTTACTGAGATTATGACTAAGTGCGTGAACGCAAAGTATAGATATGGTACAACTGGCACCCTGGACAATGCCCAGGTCCACCACCTTGTCCTACAGGGACTATTTGGTAAAATACATAGGGTTACAACAACCAGGAAGTTACAAGATAATAATACATTAGCAGATCTTGATATAAATATATTAGTATTGAAGTATGATGAAAGCATTAGAAAGGCATTCGGAAAACCAAGTTATCAGGATGAGATTGCTTGGATAGTGGATAATAAGGCTAGAAACAACTTTATCCGTAACTTAGCAGTTGATCAAAAAGGTAACACTCTGGTGTTATTTAATTTCGTTGAAAAGCATGGTAAACCATTATATGAATTGATTAAAGATAAAGCTGGTGATAATAGACAAGTATTTTACGTATCAGGTGAAGTTGAAACGTCAGATCGTGAATCGATTCGTAAAATTGTAGAAGGGCAGAAAAATGCAATCATTGTTGCAAGTCTTGGCACTTTTTCCACTGGGATTAATATTCGTAATTTGCATAATATCGTATTTGCATCCCCGTCCAAGTCTCAAATCAAAGTCCTTCAATCAATCGGACGAGGACTGAGAAAGTCTGATAATGGACAAGTTACTACCTTGTACGATATATCGGACGACCTCCACTACAAAGGCCACCAAAACTATGCGATGCTCCACTCGATAGAAAGAGTGAAGATATATAAAAAAGAGAAGTTTAAATTTAAATTAATTGAGGTACCAATTCATGGACATCAGACACTTCAAGTTGACGACTAACGAAGAGCTTTTATGCGAAGTTGTAGAATATCATGATGAAGATGACGCTTTGGTAATTAGAAAGTCTTTAAAATTAGTATGCATGGATAATATGGAAACTGGAAACAGATATTATTCTTTTAGACCTTTTATGATGTATCAACTAGAATCAGATTCATTTCAAATTTTAAGCGCGCAGCACATTTTAGGAGAAACACATCCGCACGATGATATGTTATCAGAATACTTTAAAGCACTTTCTACCTTAATGGAAGATACCGAAGATGGTAATATATCTGTAGATGCGATGCGAAGAGAAATGAAAGAGCATATGGATTCTATGGAAAAGAAAGTAGACAATATTTTAGAGGGAGACGAGAGTGGTGAGCTTGGTAAGATTTTGAAATTTAGAACAAAACCAATATTACACTAGGGTATCCATCCACCCTCAAGCTAACTCTTTAATTATACCACTGTATTGCGATATTGTAAACCCCTAATGTAAGAATACCGAAAAAAAATTATGTGTACTTCTATTCACATACACGGTATAATATAGACAATGTTAAGGAATGTATTATGAAACCACAGGACAAGCCCCATTACGTTAACAATAGAGATTTCTCTAATGCTGTTGTTGAATACGTAAAAACACTAAACGAAGCTAGAGAAAATGATACTAAACTACCTGTTGTCACAAACTACGTAGCAACTTGTTTTCTTAAAATAGCCGAAGGCCTTTCACACAAGTCAAACTTTATTCGTTACACATACCGTGAAGAAATGGTAATGGATGCTGTTGAGAATTGCCTTAAAGCTATTGAGAATTATAATATCGATGCTGCTACACGTACAGGTAAACCTAATGCGTTCTCATATTTCACTCAAATATCGTGGTATGCATTTCTACGCCGTATTGCTAAAGAGAAAAAACAACAAGACGTGAAGATGAAATATATCTCCCAATCGGGCATAGATATGTTTCTTGTGGTCGAAGCTGGCAGCGCCGCCGCTGGAGTGGCCGGACATTTTGTTGATACTCTTAGAGACCGTATTGATAAAGTAAAAGAATACGACTCTGAGCTTAAGGTGTTTGCTAAGGCGGAAAAGAAACGTAAGAAGCCAATTCAGAAGGTCGACTCAGACTTAACTGGATTCTTCGAATGAAGATTGCGATAATCAATGACACTCATGCAGGCGTTCGTAACAGCTCTGATATTTTTCTTGATAATGCCGAGGATTTTTATGGGAACTGTTTTTTTCCTTACCTCTTGCGCTCTGGCATTAGCCATATCGTACATCTTGGTGACTTCTATGATGTAAGGAAATTCATTAACTTTAAAGTGCTTAATCGTACACGATCTATGTTTTTAGATAAACTTAGAGAGAACAAGATTACTATGGATATTATTCCAGGTAATCACGAC